AATGGAAAAAGACATACAAGAGATTGTTGATTTCTATATGCAATTTGTAACAGGTGAGCATTTTTCAATAAGAGAAAGCCTTGAGTATTTTTGGAAGTGCATGAATGATTACACAATAGAAGATTATTTAAAAACTGTTCGTGAACGAAAAGCGAGTGAGAAATGAATGCACGATGATGACGAAGATGAATACGAAGAACCTACAGGTAAAGTACCTCAAAACAACGAGGGGCATATGTCTCAACAGGAAGTAGCAGACGTTTTGGGTATGTCACGAAGTAGGGTTAGTGAAGTTGAAAAGAAAGCGTTACGAAAATTTAAATATTTTTTATTGAAGAAACATAAGGAAGAGGATTTATAAATGGATGCGTACCAAAGGAAACTACAAATAGATTATGACACTTTAGTCCGAGAGTGTATAGACAAAGATAGGCGAATTGCCGATATGGAGTACAAGATTAAAGATTTAGAGTACCAAGTTAAAAGACTGAACGATACTCTTAAATTAAAAACTAATTGGGATAAATTTGATATTGATGGGAGATGTTGAGTGAACATAATAACGATTGACTTTGAAACTTATTACGAGAAATCGTCCTTTAGCTTAAGTAAGCTAACGACTGAGGAGTATGTAAGAAGTGATAAGTTTGAAGTAATTGGTGTAGCCATTAAAGTAAATAACGGAGATACCGAATGGGCGAGTGGCGACCATGCACAGATTAAGAAGTTCTTAGATTCATTTGCGTGGGGTGAGTCGATGATGCTTGCGCACAACTGCATATTTGATGGCTTCATTATGTCTGAACGGTTTGGTATAAATGCTAAAGCGTATGCTGACACCATGTGTATGGGGCGAGGGATTCATGGAGTCGAGTCGAGTGCATCACTATCGGCACTTGCGGAAAGATACAGTATAGGTGTTAAGGGTGATGAGGTTATCGCTGCTTCCGGGAAAAGACGAGTAGACTTCACAGAGGAAGAACTTAGTAGGTATGGGGATTACTGCGTTAACGACGTAGATTTAACTCACAAACTATTTAGTGCGATGGTACGCAACGGCTTCCCGAAGAACGAGATGAAGCTGATAGACCTGACGCTTAGGATGTTTATTCAGCCGAAATTAGACCTTGACCTTAATTTGCTTGAACAGCATTTTAACGATATAAGGGACACAAAGGCTAAGTTGTTAGTAGATGCAGGCATGGACAATCGGGATGACCTGATGTCTAACCCCAAGTTTGCTGAACTGTTAAAAGGTTTAGGAGTAATTCCTCCTATGAAGGAAAGCCCTGCCAATGGGAAACAGACCTTTGCATTTGCCAAGAATGACGAGGAGTTTAAAGCTTTGGCTGAACATCCTGATGTAAGAGTACAAGCACTTATATCAGCACGACTTGGTACGAAATCAACGCTTGAAGAAACTCGGACGGAGCGGTTTATCGGAATCGCCAAGCGAGGACTGATGCCAGTTCCCCTCAAATACTATGCGGCTCACACAGGACGGTGGGGTGGGAGCGACAACTTAAACCTGCAGAACTTGCCGAGCAGAGGTGCGAACGGTGGGAAGTTAAAGAAGGCGATTATTGCCCCCGAAGGTTATGTAATTATTGATGCAGACTCGGCTCAAATTGAAGCACGAGTTTTGGCATGGTTGTCAGGACAGAACGATTTGGTTGAAGCATTTAGAAAGGGAGAAGATGTATACAAAATCATGGCTTCGGCAATATACGGTAAGAGCGTTGAGGAAATATCAAAAGAAGAAAGGTTTGTGGGTAAGACGACCATACTCGGATGTGGCTACGGCATGGGGGCACAGAAATTCGGGGCGCAACTTAAGACCTTCGGCGCTGAGATTGACGATGCGGAAGCTCGAAAGATTATAACTATCTACCGAGAAACTTACCCTAACATTGTAGGGCTATGGCGACAAGCACAACTGGCCCTAGAAGCATTGACTAAGGGTATGACAACATCTTTAGGTAAAAGTGGTGTATTAGTGCTCAGGCCAGATGAGAGGGCGATACAACTCCCAAGCGGTTTGTTAATGCGTTATGAGAAGTTGATTCCCGTGAAAGACGAGAAGGGCATACAATACCAATATAAAACAAGGTATGGTTGGAATAAGATATATGGTGGTAAAGTAATAGAAAATGTTTGCCAAGCGGTGGCAAGATGTATCATTGGTGAACAGATGATTAGAATTGCTAAGAAGTATGATGTAGTGTTGACCGTGCATGATGCAATTGCATGTATTGTTAAAGAAGAGCAGGTAAAAGAGGCACAAGCATATGTTGAGGAGTGTATGCGGTGGACTCCTGATTGGGCTGAAGGATTACCTGTTAACTGTGAAAGCGGATATGGGAGAAGCTATGGAGACTGTTGAGGAATACCGATTAAAGTTTGTAATCAAGAATAACTTAATACTTACGACTATCGAGGCTATGGGCTATACAAACTTGGGGCAGTTTGCTAAGTGTGAAGGTATGTCTTTAAGTGGTTTATATGATTTGATTAACTTGAAGAAAGCACCGATTGGAGTAGATGGCGAGTTTAGTAAACACGCTAAAGAACTGATGGAAGTATTAGGTGCTTGCCCTACAGACCTGTGGACTGAAGAACAGTTGACATTGACCTTAAAGAAAAATTCTGAAGAAAAGCATTTAAGTAAAGAAGCATTGCGTGTAGCCTTGCGTTCTGATGCACGGAGTTTAATTGGGCTTGATTACCCTGAGCAAGGTGTGGCAGAAAAGGAGACGGTGCAAGCCGTTCATGAAGCAATTGATAGTCTTACCCCAAGAGAAGCACAAGTATTAGCGTTGCGGTTTGGTTTAGGAAACGAAGACGAACATAGTTTAGAAGAAGCCGGAGAAAAGTTTAAGATTAATCGTGAACGAATTAGGCAGATAGAAGCAAGAGCATTACGGAAGATGCGACACCCAAGTAGGTCAGAAAAATTGCGTACTCTACTGGGAGATGACTAATGGCTATAACACGTGCTCAGTTGTTAAAGGAAATAATGCCCGGACTTAATGCGCTGTTTGATATTGAATATGCTAAGCATAATCAGGAATTATTTGGCATAGAATTAAATATGGACGAATACACTGTGGAGGTAGATTTTGACGAGAAAAGTTGATGATTATCTGTATGGCTTAACTGAGGGGCAATTAAAAACAATGATTAGACACTTTAGGGATAACCGTATGATAGAAGCCCCCGATGCCAATGAGGTTGATTTAAGGATGCCTATATTTGGTGTTAAACCTGACTATGAAATTGAGATAGACTTCGATGAGTGATATAACCCAAAAATATTTAGAAGAAGAAATCATAGCCATGCGTGATTCGGTTAACTTCACGGATGAAGAGTATACAAAGCTTAGCAGGCGTTACACCATGCACTTAGCGGCAGCTATGGCTAACTCTAAACACCTATTAACAAGTCATCTACTTGACACAGCATTTACTGAAAAACCTGCTTACGAAATTGAGGTAGATTTTGACTAAGATACCTGCGTGGTCGTATTCAAGCATTAAGTTGTTTGACCAATGCCCTAAGAAGTATTATCACCTGCGTGTAGCCAAAGATGTGAAAGAGCCTGAGACTGATGCGATGTTATACGGTACTCTATTCCATGAGGCAGCGGAGCTGTACATCAAAGATGGCACCCCTATTCCCCCACAGTTTACCTTTGTTAAGTCTACTTTAGATAACCTCAAAAAGTTAGAAGGCGACAAGTATTGTGAATTTCAAATGGGGTTGAACGAGAACTTAGAACCATGTGGGTTTAAAGATAAAGATGTTTGGTGGAGGGGTATCGCTGACCTGCTGGTAATCAACGGTGAAGAAGCACGATGCTTAGATTATAAGACTGGGAAGTCCGCTAAGTATGCCGATACAGACCAATTAGAGTTAATGGCTTTAGCCATATTCAAACACTTTCCACAGATTAAAAAAGTGAAAGCAGGGTTGTTGTTTGTTGTGTCAAAAAACTTTATTAAAGATTCCTACAACGTAGAAAATCAGGATAAAATGTGGTTAAAGTGGTTTGCAGAACATAATCGGATGAAGTTTTCCTACGAGAAAAACGTGTGGAACCCAAGACCGTCAGGGTTGTGTCGAAAACACTGTTCAGTACTTGAATGTGCCCATAATGGAAGGAACTAATATGCCATACGTTAACAAACCAAGACCCTATGCTAAAGAATATCAGCAACAAAAAGAAAGAAAAGAACTCGAACGTCGGATGGAGCGTCAACGCTTAAGACGTGAGTATGATAAGAAACATCCTGACAGCCCTGCAGATAAAGACAAGACTGCAGAGAGTCGTGAAGGTAAAGATTTAGCCCACAAGAAAGCACTTGATAAAGGTGGTAGTAACAAGGACGGATTTAGCGTACAGAGTGTAGCGAAGAACAGGTCGTTTAAACGAGATGCTAAAAGTAACTTAGTTAGCGAAGTTAGTAAGCGTGAAAAAAAGAAGAAAAAATAACTTGCATTTTGTTGTAATAGGATTAGAATTAAATTTGTTATTCATGTACTAAAAGATGCAAGCATAAGGTATGAGTGGCAAACATCACGAGCGCATACCTCGTAATAACCATACCAGTCGGCACTACTAGTTTCCGGTAGGGAACCGACAAAACTGATAGAGCAAGCGGACACCGCTTTTGCTCTGTCGGTGCTTCACAGGAGAATGAGTTTGGAAATTATAGAGAATAAAATATTACTATTAAATTTAAAAAACCCTAATAAGGTTACGACGGTGATACCCAAAAGTAGACAGATTGGTGCGAACCAAGTGGCTGTTAACTGGGGCTTGGATGAAGCACGAGTATTAAAGAATCTTCAAATAAAAAACATCCCATCACCAATTATGGGGAAGTATGATTGGCCCGGACTTCACAAGCCGTTTGACCATCAGAAGGTTACGTCATCATTTCTAACCTTACATCAAAGAGCCTTTTGTCTAAACGAACAAGGCACAGGTAAAACAGGCTCGGTTATATGGGCGGCGGATTATCTGCTGAAGACCAATAAGATTAGACGTGTGCTTGTTATCTGCCCCCTTTCCATTATGGATTCAGCGTGGCGAGCAGACCTATTTAAGTTTGCTATGCACCGTACTGTAGATATTGCATATGGTAGCAGGGAAAAACGCAACCGAATTATAGCGTCCGATGCCGAGTTCGTCATCATTAATTACGACGGAGTTGAAATCGTACAAGAAGCAATCGCCAACGGCAATTTTGATTTAATTGTTATTGACGAAGCCAATGCTTATAAGAACGCACAGACTACAAGGTGGAAGACTTTAAACAGGCTTATTAAACCTGATACATGGCTATGGATGTTAACAGGAACCCCTGCCGCCCAATCACCAGTTGACGCTTTTGGATTAGCTAAACTTGTCAACCCAAGCGGTGTGCCTAAATTCTTTACTGCGTTTAAAGATTCAGTAATGTACAAACTCACCCAATTTAAATGGGTGGTAAGACCTAACGCAGACCAAATAGTATTTAGCGCACTACAACCTGCTATCCGATTCACTAAAGAAGAATGTTTAGACCTGCCTGACATGACCTATGTTAGTCGGGAAGTCGAACTTACTCCTCAGCAAAAGAAATACTACGAGTTACTCCGCAAGCAGTTGGTGATGCAGACTGAAGGGGAACAAGTTACTGCGGTCAATGCAGCTGTTGGACTAAGCAAACTCCTGCAAATATCCTGTGGTGCAGTGTATTCTGATAGTGGAGAAACATTAGAGTTTGACATCAAGAACCGCTATAAGGTGTTAAGAGAAGTCATCGACGAAACACAGCAAAAGATATTACTGTTTGTACCATTTAAAAACACAATCCGTATCTTATCCGACAAACTAAAAGATGACGGATTTAAAACCGAGATTATTAATGGCGAAGTACCTGCCCATAAACGTGCTGAAATATTTAAAAGTTTTCAAGAAACCAGTTCCCCAAGAATATTAATTATTCAACCACAAGCGGCGGCACATGGTGTGACGTTAACAGCCGCAGATACGGTGGTATGGTGGGGTCCTACCCCAAGCCTTGAAACTTATGCTCAAGCTAACGCAAGGGCGCACCGTGCAGGACAGAGGCATCCAGTTACAGTAGTACGATTGCAGGGTTCAAATGCGGAAAAACATTTATATAAAATGCTTGACAACCGTATTAATGACCATGTAAAGTTAGTTGAACTTTACAAGAATTTGCTTGACTAAGTTAAAGTTTGGTAGTATAGTAGAAGTACCAATAGCGAGAAAAACACAAAACCGTTATTGTTTTTAACAGGAGAATGTTATGGAAGAAGATGTTGTAAAGGCAGAAGTGCCTATTGAAAAACTTACTCGCATTTACATCAAAATGCGCAGTAAAAAAGAAGAGCTGAATCGAGAACTCGAAGACAGGATTGGCAAGCTTGAGACGGATATGAAAACCGTCAAGACGGCTATTCTTGACCACATGAAGTCTATGGGTGCTGAGAGTTTAAGAACAGAAGCAGGTACGGTATATCGCACCATACGGACGATATATTCCACTACCGACTGGGAATCTATGAACAAGTTTATTCTTGAACATGGTGTGCCTGAGTTATTGGAGAAGCGGTTGCACCAAACCAATACTAAGGCTTTTTTAGAAGAGAACCCTGAACTGCTTCCACCGGGGCTTAATGCAAATATGGAGTATTCTGTGACGATAAAAAGGAGCAAAAATGGCTGAGGAAATCTTCGTTCCGATAGAAGGAGTAGCGAAGCATTTTTCGGTTTCTGTTTCTACTGTCCGTGCATGGATTCGTCAGGATTTAGTCCCTTCGTTAAAACTAGGCGGTGTATACCGTTTTAAGATTAGCGAAGTGGAACAAGCCCTGCGGTCTTTGTGTGGCGGAGAATTGCCGAAAGAAGAAAGTGATGGGAGCATAACGGTTCCAATAAACCCGAATGACCCACAAAAAGTATTAAATTTTAACCCCGATGATGATATTTAAGGAGAATGGCAATGAGTGATTTAGCTTTGTTTAAAGGTGGTCTACCTGCGTATTTAAAGAACGCACAAGATGATGCAACAAACGCATTAGCAGGTGAAAGCCTTGGTGCACGTCGTATTAGTATTAAAGGCGGTGTATTCCGTGAATTTATTGGTGGTAAAGAATATCGAGTGTCTGAGGAACGCTCTATGAGTGTAGTTATTATTAAAGCCGCACCTAAAGTTTCTCGTACATTCTATGCCGGAACCTATGTAGAAGGTGAGGCAGTGTCCCCAACTTGCTGGTCATCCGACAGCCAACGCCCTGATGAAAAGGTAAAAGATAAGCAGTCAGCCACCTGCCTAACTTGTCCTCAAAACATCAAAGGGTCTGGTCAAGGTGATAGTCGTGCTTGTCGTTACCAACAGCGTTTAGCAGTCGTACTAGACGGTGAAGTTGACAAGGAAGAAGTTTACCAATTAGTGTTGCCTGCGACTTCGGTCTTTGGCGATGGTGAGAAAGGTAGACTTCCTCTGCAGGCTTACGCACGTCATCTGAAAAATCATGGTACACCCATAACAGGGGTTGTTACTGAGATGCGGTTTGACACAGCAAGTCCTACACCGAAGTTAGTCTTTAAGCCTGTACGTCCTGTGACTGAAGAAGAGTTCAACACCGTACTACGTCTTAAAGATTCTACTGAAGCGGTAGCGGCTATTACAATGACCGTTGCCCAAACCGATGGAGTTAAGGATAAGCCAAAAGCGAAAGCCGAAACAATTGAGTCTATTGAAGCTGAAGTAGATGCGATTGAACCACCTAAGAAGTCACCCACCAAGAAAGCACCTGCAGTTGAGGAAAAACTAGAAGATTTAGTTGGCGAATGGGATGATTGATTAATTGTAGTTACGGGAGGAAAGCGGGGAACACGTCGGCTCGGCGACGTTAAATAGCCTGTACCTATTAAGGAAGTTTAGGACACGCAAGTACTCCCACCTTTGAAGGTGGCTAATGAACAACTTAGAATTTCTACAGCAAGTCCTTGGCGACGAAGGATACTACTGCATAGTTGGGTTAAAGAAAGATTCGGACAAATCTGTCCAAAAGTTTTTCCAAAAACTTGAAGATGCAATAAAGGTTGCTGAAAACTTAAAGGACGAAGGCTATGATGCGTACTACGCACTAGCGACGTTCAAAGACGGTAAGTCGAGGAAGACAGCAAATGTTAATCAGTTAAGGTCTTTATTTATTGACCTTGATTGTGGTGAGGGTAAACCCTATGAGACACAGAATGAAGCGTTAGTAGCATTAAAAGGTTTTTGTAAAGCAACTAAGATGCCGAAGCCAACGCTTGTTAATTCGGGCGGGGGTATACACGCATACTGGGCTTTTAAAGAACCTGTTTCACGGGAAACTTGGTTGCCTTTAGCTGAGAAGTTAAAGAGTATGTGCGATGACCAAGACTTGTTTGCTGACCCTGTAGTAACAGCGGATTCGGTTCGTATTTTACGAGTTCCGAATACGTTTAATTTTAAAAACGAAGAACCTCGTTTAGTTACATTGCTGGGTGGCTCATCTGGCTCATACGAGATAGATACGTTAAAAGATGTTATAGGGGAACCTGTCCTTACTCCACGGGCCTACATTCCTCGTGGTGAGATGGATGAAGCTACAAAGGCTATTCTTGGTAATTACACAAATCGGTTTAAGACCATACTGATTAAAACAGTAAGGGGTGAAGGATGTAACCAATTAGGGTATATTATTAAGAATCAAACCACAATGGACGAACCTATGTGGAGAGCAGGGCTATCTATCGCCAAATTTTGTATAGATGCAGACAAGGCGATTGAAAAGATTTCCAGTAGGCACCCCGAATATAGCCCTCAATTTGCTGACAGGAAAGTTCGTGGTATCAAGGGCGGTCCTTATACTTGCGCTAAGTTTGAGGAATATAACCCTAAGGGTTGTGACGGATGCACCCACAAAGGTGTTATTAAATCACCAATCATATTGGGGCGAGAAGTATTAGAAGCCAACGACGAAGATAACATTGTCGAAGATGTGCCGTTCCAAATAGCGCAGGGACATACGCAGACATATGTTATACCGAAATATCCTGAGCCGTATTTTAGGGGTAAGAACGGTGGCATCTATAAGCGTATTATTAAACAGGAAGACGAAATCGAAGTACTGATTTACCACAACGACCTGTATGTAACACGAAGAATGGAAGACTCAGATGTAGGGGAAGCACTTGTAATACGGTTGCATTTACCGAAAGACGGTGTGAGGGAGTTTACTATCCCCCTATATGTGGCTTCTTCAAAAGACGAACTACGCAAACAACTCTCAGCGAAGGGTGTTGCGATGGTTAAAACAGATGAACTGATGCACTACATAATGAAATGGGTAAACGATATGCAATATAAAGGTAAAGCAGATAAGGCAAGAAGGCAGTTTGGTTGGGCAGATGACAAGTGCGATGCGTTTGTCTTAGGGGATAAAGAAATTCGTGCAGACAGGGTAGACCATAACCCTCCATCTGCGGCTACGGCTCAGTTATTCCCAGCGTTTGAAACTAAAGGGACTATGGATAAATGGCGAGAAGCGATGGACTTCTATAACCGTTCCGGAATGGAGATGCACCAGTTTATTATTGGGCTTGCTTTCGGCTCTATATTTACCGAGTTCACTCCAGTAAATGCCGCACTCCTGCACGTATTTAGTCCGGAATCAGGTATTGGTAAGACAACTGCGTTGTATGCTGGAGCTAGTATATGGGGCGACCCAAACAAAATAGTTCTTAAGGAGTCTGATACGATGGCTTCGAAAATGAACCGAGCCGAGTTATACAACAATCTATTCCTACCGCTTGACGAGTTTACTAATTCCCCTGCTAAAGAGTGTAGCGACTTCTTATACCAATATACCGCAGGTGCCCAAAGAAACCGTATGACCGCATCATCAAATGCCGAGCGTACTCGTGGCGAACCTTGGAAACAAGCGGGAGTTAGCACAGGGAACTCATCACTCATGGAGAAGTTAAGCAGTTATAAAGCACTTCCTAAAGGTGAAGTAATGCGACTGTTAGAAGTACGTGCCCGTCCTGTAGCAGGGTTGGATAAAGGCGAAACCGACATACTGAGTGAGACACTTTTAAATAACTACGGTCATGCCAACATCCCGTACTTACAGTACATCATGAACGATATAGAGGGTATCAAGAACTTGTACAAGTCTACACAACTTAAGTTAGATAAAATGTACGGATTTACCCCCGCAGACCGCTTTCATTCGGTATTGGCAACAGATGGGATTATGGGTTTGATAGTAGCTAAAAGGGCAGGACTTATAGATTATGAGATTAAGCCTGTGGTTGAATGGTTAAAGCAAGTAATCCTTAATGTTAAAGACCAAGTTAATTCTATGGACGTAGATGCTGAGACAACACTTACCAACTTCTTGGCAGAAAACTGGAATAATACTCTGCGTATTAAAAGCACTGAGGATTCAAGAAGCGTTAAGACTGATGACATGGACCACTTAATCATTCCTGATGCTACACCTAAAATGACTTATATAGCACGGTACGAATATGATATAAAAATGTTGTACCTGTACCCTAACCCACTTAGAGAATGGTGCGTTAAAAAGCAAGTGAACTACGAAGGGTTTGTCGATTCATTAAAACGAGGCAGGACTAAGGCTAAGATGGAGAAGAAGCGTATGGGTAAAGGCACTCGTATGAGCCTACCTTCGTTAGATGTGTTGTGGGTAAATTGTAAGGAGTTTATTGATGAAGACATTGAAGACGAAATTGCCTCAGCAGCAGGGCACAAAGCCGCTCTTGAGGGTGATGCGTGAAGGGCAAGTATGCCCTGACGGTGTTGTTATTAACATAAATTGGGATAATTTTGACGTAGGTATGTCAATTTTTATCCCTGCTGTTAACCTATCAAGATTAAGTAAACAGATGCAGAATGTAGCAAATGATAAGCAAATAACTTTAAAAGGCTACGAGAGAATCGAAAATAAAAAATTAGGGATGCGGTTTTGGAGAATTTTGTAATATACTACTCATGCAACAGACATTCTCCTGTTTGCAAACAAGCTCTCTCACGTTGAGAAAACTCCTTCAGCCCCCGACCAGTTCGGGGGTTTTTTTACTGGTCATACTCAGCAGCATCAGCTTGCAATTCTTTGAGCATCTTCTTAGAGTAACGCACCCCATTCACCATTTCTTTAGTGGCACGTTCTTGGGCTTTCATAGACCTATCTATTACTTCATTAATAGTTGCAGGTGTGATACCAAGTCCCGGATGTTTAGCGCCTAACTCTAGTAACTCAGCTTTATATTCTTGCCTATCTTCAAAAGCCCCAAGCCGTCCTGCCGTATAGTACTTTTGTTTTAGCTTAGTTGCTTTTTCGTTAACAAATTTATCAACACCCTTTAGTTGGGCATTAATTTCAAGTTGCCGAGTATAGTCTGCTGGCGCAAATCCAAACGCTTGGGCACCGACATTCCATGCACTAACATCTCCGGTGATTGGGTCGCCACGTAACGTCTGGGTTCCTTCAGCTACATAACGGTATGCCTTAAGTGGATTAGACAAAGCTGACGGCAGTATATCTTCTATACCACGCATAGTATGCCCTTCCGCAAGTTTACTAAAACCTCGCTGGATTCTGTCTGCAACTCCAATAGCAGGACCACCTAAAGCTTGTGCAACCTGTTGAGAGAATGTGCTTGCTGAACTACCGCCTTTAGTATCACGAATAATTAAATCGTTTAAAGTAATACGTCCTGCAATAGATAAGTTAGTCATGTATTCAATTGGACCTTTATACATAAACTCACCAAGACCTTTACGAGTAACTGTATCTAAATCGTCATCGTCCTCATCAGAGAACATGCTATAAATCATAGAGGCTAACCCGAATAAGGGAATACCCTGAGCCCCTGCCATAAGTGCAGACATACCAACAATACCACCTAACTGTTTCCATGCAGCTTTACGTTCTTCAACAGGTAAGTTTTGATTGATAGCGTCTTTGGCAGTTTTAAACATTAGGTAATACATGGACACACCATAACGCTTGTACATAAATAACAACTTACCTAATGAACTTTGAGCAATGCGGGGAGCTGAAGCCGCAGAGATACCACCGTTAGTAAGTTCTGCTGTGTATATTGCTTTGTTGGCTGCTGCAAGTTCAGCCGCTTCTTGAGTTATTTTTCCTTGGGATATATCTTTAGCAAGTTTCTGCATCTCCAAATCATAAGTTGCCATCATCGTTACTTCACGATTCATACGCTCACCATGATGGAACATCCAACCTGACATAGCATTAAACTTAGCTAAAAATCCCGTACGGGTATCTCCGTTAATAATTTCGTAAAGTTGAGACCTATTTAACTGACCTCTATCATCAGCTAATTTAATAAGAGTTGCATACTTCATACCCATAGGCGAATCCGGTGCATAGTTAGCCATAGAAGGCATAACATTTGTCATACGAGTCTCACCATCTGCACCAAGTATAGGCATCTGAGCCTTAGTCCCACTACCTAAAAATACTTTAGAAGCATTACCAATTGCACCCGATACATTAGAATCCCCGTATTGTCCTTTTAGGTACGGCGCAACAATCATAGGCACGTTAGCCATGTTAACAACTGCGGAAGATATGTTAAATCCTAGTGTGTAAGTAAACGCACCGGAAGCAAGGATACTACCAATGTCGTTTTTAGTTGGGTTTAATATGTACCCAATATGTTTTTCAAACTCCCCAAGATATTCTTTCTCTAACGCATTATCACGAGCAGGTATACCGTTTTCGGATATATTACCCATTACATCAGGATTGCCTGCTTTAACACCTTTACCTACCTGAGTAGTAACCTCTTGCATCTTATCAATAATGCCAGTAAGTTTAGGGTTGTATCTCATGTTAGCTACTTGATGTGCAGTACCACGCATCTTACGCTCAAACACACCAATAGTATCTTCCATATAGCCGGGCTTGTTACCTCGTTTTTGGAAAGACTGCGCAAACGCTGTTTCCGGCAATGTAGATATAAACAAACGCATCATCTCATCAACCGCCTTGGCATCGACATTGTTAGTTTCCATAATCTGTAGCACGCTACTAACAAAAGAATTAGCGGGGGCACGACGATAATTGATTTCAGATATGTTTGAATAAGGTTCAAGACCTTCAACGCCTTGGGCAGCAAGTTCTTGCATACGAGCAGCACGTTCCCGTGGGGACTTAAATGCTTCAGCGCTACGTTGTGCTTGCCCAGTTTTATCTACATAATTAAACCCTAACCAGTACTGCCCTTCACGACCTAAAGCAAAGTAAGGGTCAATAGTTCCCTTTTCAGCAAGCTTCGCCATAATATCTCTTTTAACTGTAAGCTTAGCTTCAGCACTTAAATCGGTTCCATCAATACGAGACTCTATAGACTTTTTAATTTCTTCGTACATCTGTTTATATGCGTTACGCATTTTAACGTATAAGTCTTGCCAAATAGGGCTTAACTTTTCATACCGCCCGTTTAAGTCTTTCCAAACTTTAATGTCTTCCGCTTCTTTGTAGTCAGACAAAGGCTTAGTCGGGTCAACTTCGTTTACTGTACTTTCATTAACAATTTTGTTAAACGCATCTCGTTGCTCAGGGCGTAGTTTAATAGCTTCTTTAGCTTGATTAATAATAGTATCGGCACCACGATTTAGTCTATTTTCATACCCAGCACGTTCATCAATTAACTGATTAAGTTTTTTAGAAAGTCCGGGGAAAATAGGTTCAGCAAGGTCAGCTAAAGCGTGCATGGGTAATAAAGAGAAAACCGCAGACTTAACTCCACCGCTACCGTTAGCAATACCCGCACTTAGAGCGTTCTTTTGAGTCTCGCCCATCATAGGAATAGCGTTAATTAGTTTGTCAACAAAACTAAAAGTCTGCTCACCTTTATTAACTGCAGGAGCGTATAGTATCCCACCATCTCTATTAGAAGGTGCAGGAGAAATAATACTGGACAAGATACGGTCAGCTTCGTCAAATGCAGAAGTTAAAGGCTTTGAGGGCATCCCAACCATACGACGAAGAAAGTTAGTAACAGCCCGAACAAACTTATCCCATGCAGTAATTGTTTCTCCCTTAGGATTTATAGACCGTAGCTTTGCCCTAAATGTAGGATTCGACCAAGCCTCAGAAGCAAACTCATGGACATCGGTAGCACCGTAAGCGGTGTCTAAACTACCTTTAACGTCATCTAATATTTGTTGAAGCTGGCGGGCCAGAACACTATTCGGGTTATCTAACTCATGAGATGTTGCTGCGTGTCCATTCTCGTGTAACAGCACGTGGCTGTTCATACCTGATACCGAGTCAAGATATATAGTGTTTGTTGCAGGGTCATAGAACCCCGGAGCAGGGCGACCAGATTCGTCAACTAAGTTATCACGTATTTCTACTTTAGTATTTGCATTAACTCCAACAAAACGAGCGGCTGTTTCGGCAACAAGTTTATCGGAACTCGCAGCAAGTAGGTTTAAGGCAGTTTGTAAGTCACCTGCCTGTAGTGCCGCAACGATTGCAGGGTGCAAAGGCATAGCCATTTTAACAACTGCGCTACCCAAAATCTTTTTAGTCTTAGGGGACTTGTTTTGGGCTTCAGCTATTTCTTGGTCAAGCGCCGTACCATAATCGTCACCAAATTTAAGAGCACGAAGTTCCGCACGGTTACGGGCGTTAGATATATCTTCTGCTGTAGCATTAATATAATCTTGAATTGTTGCATCCATTGCTGCTTCTTTAGTACCAACTAAGCCGGATTTAATTAAATCCATTAATTGTTCGTTGTTTGTGTTATCACGGGCAATTTCAAACCCACGAATAAAATCACGGAAAAGTTTGTCAGTCTCTTTACTTAAATTTTTATGCACCCAGTCAGTAGCAAGACGAGCGTTCTTCCCATTCATGCCTTGGAAAAAGTTAGCTTCGGTAGTAGTTTCGCCTGAGGCTCTAAATTGTGGGGTATCAAATGTTAAGTCGTAGGCAATATTAATTAAGCTATCTACTATACGAGGCATCTTGCTAAAATATGTTTGAGCCGCTTTAGCTATAGGGCTCATTGTAGGTTTATTTAGTAAAGACGTTACCTCGATGTTGTCATCAATGTTTGTTATGTCTTCTTTAGCAAAACCTAAATAACCCTTGCTAACATCAAACGGGGTTTCACTAGGACCCAAAAGACCTTGGAACTCAGGGTTGCCTTCTTTTTCAGCTTTTTCTCTACGAGTTTTTTCTTTTTCTGATTCAACTAATACATCTTTAATAGCTTTAGAAACAGGCGGTGATGCCACCGTTTTGGCAGTGGTAGTTTTAGCAACAGGCTCAGCAACCTTCTTAGTGCTTCCTTTAGTAGTTCCTTTAGTAGTTCCTTGACCGCCTTGCCCAGTAACGGAAGTGATTCCTTGGCTACCCAAAGGCGCACCCGCTTGAGCCAATTCCGCATTAAGTTCGTCTTGAATAGCATCTTGTTCTTCCTGTGTTAATGCACCTTGCTGTTCTGCTTCTCCAACTCCAAGTTCACTAATAGGTGCTGCAGCTGATGCCACTCCTCTGTCTTGAGATGTTGTAACGTCACCGGCGGATACATCTGATGTTGGTTCCACAGGAACTGTAGCGCTTCC